CAATGAAAGTTTGATTACTCGGGCTAGAAATTATTTGGTTGATGAATTCCTACATCGTTCAACCTGTACACATATGTTGTTTATTGATTCGGATGTACATTTTGATCCTAAAGATGTTATTACTTTATTGGCATTAGATAAAGAAGTTATTGGTGCTCCTTATCCCAAGAAAGCAATCAAATGGAAATCAGTTAAGACGGCCTTGACCAAGAATCCTGATATTGACGCACAAACACTAGAAAATGTTGTTGGTGATTTTGTATTCAATCCTGTTAAAGGTACTGCTCAATTTTCGGTTACTGAACCATTAGAAGTATTAGAAATTGGTACTGGTTTTATGTTGATTAATCGCTCAGTATTTCCTAAGTTTGAAAAAGAATATCCAAACTTAAGATATAAACCAGATCATGTTGGTCAAGATAACTTCGATGGTTCACGTTACATTCATGCTTATTTTGATACTATTATTGATAAGGATTCAGAACGATATCTAAGTGAAGATTATATGTTCTGTCAATTCTGGCGTAATATGGGTGGTGAAATTTGGTTATGTCCATGGATGCGAACTAGTCATATTGGTACATATCACTTCAAAGGAGATATGCCAGCTGTTGCAAATTATGTAGGAGAAATGTAATGAAAATTAATTTCCAAGAAGGTAATAATGAAGGGATTATTGCCAATAGAGAATATGGTCCAGAATTTGGTCAAAGATATGGAACTTATGATTTTAATAACAAACCACCAACTATGGATACATCAGTCGTTTATGGTCCAACTGGTTCATCAATTATTGATCATTTAATAACATCTAATGATATTAAAAACTCACAAACAGCAACCACAGGAGGTCGTAAGTTTGATGGTAATAAATTAGAATATGGTTTATTGCCACCATTAGCTTTGAAAGCAGTAGTAGAAATTCTAACAATTGGTGCTCAGAAATATGAACGTGATAACTGGAAACATGTTCCTGACGCAAAACGAAGATATTTTGATGCTGCGATGCGTCATATGTGGGATTCAAAATGTGGTGAAAAGTATGATGAAGAAACTAATAAAAGTCATTTAGCACATGCTATTTGTAATTTAATGTTTCTTTTGGAGAAAGAATTGTTGACAGAATAACAAAAACGTGATATAATATATTTTTACATAATGGAGAAACAGATGAAATTATCAAACCAAACCTTATCAATTTTGAAAAACTTTAGTACTATTAATAAAGGTATTCAATTCAAAGCTGGTAATAAATTAGCAACAGTATCATCAGGTAAAACAGTATTGGCAAATGCCATATTACATGATGACTTTCCCGTAGATTTTTGTGTATATGACTTAAATCGGTTTTTATCAGTACATTCAATGTTTAAAGACTCAGTTGAATTGGAATTTGATAAATCTCATATAATTTTTAAATCTGGCCGATCTGTTATAAAATATATAATGACTGCGCCTGAAATGATTATTCTTCCACCTGATAAAGAAATTACTTTACCTTCAGTTGATTGTTCATTTACATTAACTGCTGAAGATTATGAATGGATAATGAAAACTTGTTCGGTTTTAGGATCACCTCATATTGGTATTAGATCAGATGGTGAAACTATTGAGATTGTTACTTTTGATGCCAATGATAGTTCATCTGATCTAAATGAACTAGTAGTTGGTGAATCTGACGGAAAAACATATTCTGTTGTATTTAAAGTAGAAAATATTAAAATGATTCCTGGAACTTATGATGTTAATATTTCATTCAAAGGTATCGGACATTTCAAAAACACGGTAGAAGATGTTCAATATTGGATCGCATATGAATCAAAGGAATCAAAGGTATAATTATGGCTACTATTAATACATTATTTGGAACATTTAACGATGAAGAATTACATGCACTTAAAGGTGCAATTGATGAAATGATTGTTGTTATGGAAAGACAAGATGCACAAAGATTAGCTATGAAAGATATTCTTGATGCAACTTTTGATACATTGAAGATTCCTAAAAAGATTCTTCGTAAGATGGCAAAAGTACAATATAAGCAATCTTTTCAAGAAGAAGTAGCAGAACAAAGTGAATTTGAATCTTTGTTTGAAGGTATTACAAATATGATCTAAAAGTTCTACTTGATATCCACCAATATGTGTTGGTGGATTTTTAATATATTATGAGGTTATTATGAGTGAACAAATGTTATGGGTGGAAAAGTACAGGCCTAAGACTATAGAAGAATGTATTTTACCAGAATCAATCAAATCTACATTTCAAGAATATGTAAATAAAAAACAAATACCAAATCTTCTATTATCAGGTACTGCTGGTGTTGGTAAAACTACAATAGCAAAAGCTTTATGTGAAGAAGTTGGTTGTGATTATATGATTATGAATGGTTCGAATGAAAATGGCATCGATTATGTTCGTAATAAGATTTCAAATTATGCATCATCTGTTTCGTTAATGGGTGGTAGAAAAGTTATTATACTTGATGAATCTGATGGATTATCTGCGGATGCTCAAAAAGCACTTAGAGGTTCTATTGAAGAATTTTCATCGAATTGTTCATTTATCTTTACATGCAATTTCAAAAACAAAATACTGGAAGCTATACATTCTAGATGTGCTGTTATCGATTTCAAACTTAATGGCAACAAAGCAAAAATGGCAGCTCAATTCTTTAAACGAGTTGAATGGATTCTTACACAAGAAAACATTGAATATAGTAAAGAAGTTGTAGCCACAGTTGTTACCAAACACTTTCCTGATAACCGAAGAATACTAAATGAACTACAGAGATATTCAGTTTCTGGTGTTATAGATAAAGGTATGTTAGGTAATACTGGTGATATTCAAATTAAAGAATTAATCAAGTCTATTAAGAATAAAGACTTTGGTTCGTGTAGAAAATGGGTTACACAAAATACTGATGATGTTTCGGCTATATTCCGGTCTTTGTATGATAATTTATATGATGTATTAACACCATCTTCTGTACCACAACTTGTTTTAATATTAGCCCGTTATCAATACCAATCAGCATTTGTAAGTGATTTGGAAATTAATATTACAGCTTGTTTGACTGAAATAATGATTGATTGTGAGTTTAAGTAATGGATTTATTTAAAGATATTATTCCATCAATATTACAGACCAAAAAGTGTGTAATAAATGATGAAATCGATCAGAAAGATTATGTTCCATTTGTTGTGAATCGTGCATTATCTTATCATATGGATTGTATTCTTTATGCCAATGAAATGAATTTGAATTCCGGATTAGATAAAGATATGCAATACCAATATCTGTTGAATTCAGTTAGACCAATGAAACGTAAATTTCAACCTTGGCAAAAATCTAATGTGGTAAATGATTTAGATTGTGTTAAAGAATATTTTGGTTATTCAAATGTCAAAGCTAAAGAGGCTTTAAGAATATTATCAGATGAACAATTAAGACAAATTCGAGAAAAGACACATAAAGGTGGTGTAAATAAGTGAAATCGGTAATTTATAAATAAAACAATATAGATTATAAATTACATGGAAAAGGATAGAATATGAGCCCAGATATATTTTTAGGGTATGGTGTTGAAGTATTATTAAAGGAAAGTGATGACTTTTTGAAGATACGAGAAACTTTAACCCGTATAGGATTTGCTTCAAAAAAAGATAAAATATTATATCAGTCTTGTCATATTCTACATAAACAAGGACGATATGCTATTGTACATTTTAAAGAATTGTTTGCATTAGATGGTAAACCTACTGATATTTCCGAAAACGATTTATCTCGTAGAAATGCTATTGCTAATCTTTTAAGTGATTGGGAATTATTGACATTAGTTGATAAAGAATCCACTACAATACCAGCACCAATATTTATCTCACAAATTAAAATTCTAACACATAAAGAAAAGTTGGAATGGGAATTAGTACCAAAATACAATATCGGATCAAAGAAAGTTTAAACTCTTAATTATATTATGACAAAAAGTGAAAGATATAACAACTTGTATATGGATATTGCTGAACGAATATCCCAAATGTCCCATGCTAGAAGATTACAGGTAGGTAGTGTTCTAGTTCAAAATGATTCAATTATTAGTTATGGTTGGAATGGAATGCCAACCGGATGGGATAATAATTGTGAAGATGAAATTGAAGAACGACAACCCATATCTGCTGTTCCAGGTGCATGTGTCATTAAAACCACTCTAAAAACCAAACCTGAAGTATTACATGCTGAAGCTAATTGTTTGATGAAAGTTGCTAAAACAACCAATTCATCTTTAGGCTCAACTTTGTATATAACTCATGCGCCTTGTATTGGTTGTGCTAAACTAATACACCAATCAGGAGTAAAATCTGTATATTATAAACATATATATAGAAATGGAGATGGTGTTGAATTTCTTAAAAACTGTAAGATTGAGGTAACAAAAGTATGAAGTTTTAATCTCCAATTGATGTGAAAATAATTTTAAAATTTATTAATATAGGAAAAGAAAATGGCCAAAGAAAAA